ATGGCGACGGGAATCCGACTCAACATCCTGCGGGAGCTGAATGCGCTGGAAACGCTCGACTCCGAGTCGCTCACGCGGAAATACGAGGCCGTAATCGGCCGCCGGCCGGCGACGGCGTGCGCGCCGGTGCTGCGGCGCGCCATCGCCTACAGGATCCAGGCCGACGCCTACGGCGATCTGGGGCCGGACGAACTCTCCGCCCTCGAGCGGGCGGCGGAGGCGGCGGGCGCGGCGCGCCCCGAGTTCCTTCCGGGGACGAGGCTCGCGCGGACGTGGCATGGCCGCGACTACGTGGCAACCGTCCGGGAGGACGGCCGGTTCGAGTTCGCGGGCCGCATCTACAAGTCGCTCTCGGCCATCGCCGCGGCCGTGACGGGAACGAAGTGGAACGGCCGGGTCTTCTTCGGCCTCAGGAAGGACTAGGGCAATGGAACGGAACCCAGCGGTCAAGCGCTGCGCGATCTACTGCCGCAAGAGCGTCTCGATGGGCCTGGACAAGGCCAACAACTCGCTCGACACGCAGCGCGACATCTGCGAGAAATACATCGCCAACAGGTCCGGCGACGGATGGGTGGCGCTTCCGGAGCACTACGACGACGGCGGCTTCTCCGGCAAGGACCTCGAGCGTCCGGCCGTAAAGCGGCTGCTGGCCGACTGCGAGGCCGGCAGGGTTGACCAGATCGTGGTGTATCGGTTCGACCGGTTCGCCCGGTCGATCTTCGCGTTTGCCAAGACGGACGAGGACCTCGAGCGGTGGGGCGTGGGCTTCACGTCCGTCACGGAGCAGTTCGACACCTCGACGCCCATCGGGCGCCTGATGAAGAACTTCGCGATCATGACGAGCCAATGGGAGCGCGAGACGATCCAGCTCCGACTCCGCGAGAAATGGGCGATGACGAGGGAGCGCGGCAAGTGGATCGGCGGAATCGTGCCCTTCGGCTATCGCGTCGAGAACCACAGGCTCGTGCCCAACGGCGAGGAGGCGGAGATCGTGCGCTGGATGTACGATCGCTACCTCGACTGCGGCTCGACGGTGACGCTGTCGCGGGAAATGGAGGCGAAGGGCTGGCGCAAGCGCTCCGGCGGCCTCTGGATGCCGAGCGACATCGCGAGGACCCTTTCGAAGCATCTCTACTACGGCAAGGTCTTCTTCCGTGGCGCGATCCACGAGGGCGAACACGAGGGGCTCGTCTCGGAGGAGGCATGGACGGAGGTCCGGCGCACGATGGACCAGAACAAGCCCGCGCCCGGCCGGCGCCGGATCGAAACGACGGCGCCGCTTCGTGGCATCCTTCGGTGCGGGGTCTGCGGATGCGCGATGCAATACACCTGGTACAAGAATAGTTCGCGGCGCTACGGCTACTACTGCTGCTCGAAGTCGAAGAAGTCCGGAACGCCCGAGTGCGAGATCGGGCGCATCCCGGCCGGCGAGGTCGAGAGAACGGTGTTCGCCCAGCTGGGGAGGATCCTGCAGAGCAGGACGTTCGCGGGAATGCTGGCCGCGGCGGGCGGCCTCTCCGAGGAGGACATCCGCGGGACTCTCGCGAACTTGCCACGGTTCTGGGACGAGCTCTTCCCGGAGGAGAAGCGCCGGCTGGTGCAGCTCCTGGTGGAGCGGGCGGAGCTGGGGCGGACCGGACTGGACATCGTGCTTCGGACCGCGGGATGCCGCGAACTGGCGAAAGGACTCCTTCAGGATGACGACGACGCGAATGCTTGAAAACGGGAACGTGGCGGTTCACGTCGACTTCTCCATCCGGCGCGTGGAGAACCGCCGGCGAATCGTCTATCCCGATGGAGGAAACGCGGAGGCGGTACGTCCGATGCTCGCGAAGATCGGACAGGCGAGGCGCTGGGCCGCGATGCTCGAAGAAGGGCGATACGCGAAGGTGTCGGATCTCGCCCGCGCGCTAGGGATGGATCGCTCGAACCTCGTCCGGGAACTCGAACTGGCATGGGTGTCGCCGCGGATCGTCCGCGCCATCGCCTCGGGCCGGATTCCGGAGAGCCTCACGCTCTGCCGGCTCTACGGAATGCGAACACCAGACTGGAAGGAGCAGGAGCGATTCGTCGAACTCGACGAAGATCCGTGAGATGATTCCGGCCGGAAACGGACCGCAGGAACGCCCGGGAACGCCCGGGCGTTCCTGCTTTTTCCGGCCGATGGGGTTCCCGACCCGGGGCTCAACCCCGGCCGGAGAACCTCGTCCCGTATTCGAACAATGGCGTTGATCGCCCCGTAGCCACGGCATTTCGACAGGGTTCGCAACTCCGACGACGCCCGCGGTTTTTACCGGGCGGGTTCATGTGTGGCGCCAATCGGCAATTCCGCCGAAGCGCCGGAGCCAAAACACATGAACGAAGAAAAGCAAATGAACGGGAAGCCCGACCAGGACTTCCTCACCGTGGGCGTGCTCCGCACGCTCGACAATATGACGACCTACGTGGTCGTCCGAATGAAGCTGCCCAACGAGGCGAGGGAAGACATCTGGCAGGATCTGGCGCTCGCGGCCCTGAAGGCCCGCGACAACTTCCGGCCCGCCGCCGGCGATCCGGACGCCTGGGACCGATTCGCCGGAACGGTCATCCGGAACGCGGCGAAAGACATGCTCCCGGCCTTCTATCGCGAGGCCGCGCGCCGGGCCGAGCCGATGCTCCCCGTCCGGGATGGCGACTCGGAGGACGAGGGACGCGAACCGCCGGCCGCGGAGCCCGAGGATCCGAACGCGGACGTGTACCGCGATCTCTCCCGGATCGAGCTGCGCGAACGGATCGCATCGCTCGAGCCGAAGCTCCGGGATGCCGCGCGGCTCCTGATGGACGGCCTCGCGATCTCCGAGATCGCCGGACGGATCGGCGTCGCGAGGTCGTCGCTCTACCGCTACATCCTGCCGGAGCTGCGCAAGGCCCTCGCGGAGTTCGCGGGTGCGTTCTGACGATTCCGTCCCCGCGCCGGTGACTTTCCGGCGCGGGGACGGAACGACGCGACAGTCCACCCGCCGAAAGGGGTAAACCCCGAGTGAAAGGAGACCCGAAAACATGCACATCCCATCCTGCTTCATCCACGTTCCCGCCGAGGAATACCACGCCGACGCGCGCGCCGGCAAGTTTCTCTCGAGCCATCTGCTCGGCGATTTCCGCCGGAGCCCTTCCCTCTACCACAAGAAACTGACGGGCGAGATTCCCCCGTCGGAATCGCCTGCGCTTCTTCTGGGACGTGCGGCGCATTCGCTCATCCTCGAAGGACGCGCCGCGTTCGACGAGGAGTTCCGCGTGTCCAACGGCCCCTTGAACCCGAAAACGGGCGAAGCCTACGGCCGTCTCACCAAGGCATATGCCGAGTGGGCGGCCGAGCAGACTCGCGCCGTCGTTTCCGAAAAGGACTTCGGCTTCCTCGTGAAGCTGCAGAGAGCCGTATGGCTCAACCGCGTCGCATCGGAGCTGCTCGCGGAAGGATTCGCCGAAGGGACGGTGCGCCGCGTCTACTGCGGAACGCCCTGCCAGATCCGGTGCGACTGGTTCGGCCCGGCAGGGCTCGTCGACCTGAAAACCTGCGACAGTCTCGACTACTTCGAGGGCTCGGCCCGCGCCTACGGATACGTCCACCAGATGGCGTTCTACCGCGCCATCCTGCGCGAAGCGACGGAAGAAACGGTTCCCGTCCACCTGATCGCGGTCGAGAAGAACGAACCGCTCCGCTGCGGCGTGTGGCGCGTCGCCGACGCCGTCCTCGACGAAGCCGAACGCCAGAACGCGGCCGCCATCGCGCGGCTTCTGGAATGCCGGCGAACGGACACGTGGCCGACCGGCTACGAGGATGTCCGCCTGCTCTGCGACCTCTAACCCACAACCCGGAAAGGAAACACGCATGTCCCTCATGGAATCCATCACCACCGAAAAGACCGACCTTCCCCCTCGCCTGGTCGTCTACGGCCGACACGGAGTCGGCAAGTCGTGCTTCGGGGCGTCCTCGCCGAAACCGCTTTTCGCGCAAACGGAAGACGGACTCGGACAGCTTCCCGTCGCGAAGTTCCCGCTGGCGACGTCCTTCGACGACGTCATGGCCGAGCTTGCGGCCGTCCGCGACGAGAAACACGACTTCCAGACGATCGTGCTGGACACAGCCGACTGGCTCGAGCGACTGATCCACGACAAGGTCTGCGAACAGTTCGGCGCGTCGAACATCGAGCGGGCGGACGGAGGCTACGGCCGCGGCTACGTCCACGCGCTGGGGCTCTGGCGCAAGGTTCTCGCCGTCCTCGACGAAATCCGCGCCCGGCGCCGCATGATCGTCCTGGTCCTCGCGCACTGCAAGGTGGAGCGCTTCGAAGATCCCGAGAACCAGAGCTACGACCGCTACTCGCCGCGGCTCCAGAAACTCGCCGGCGCCCTCCTTTGCGAGTGGGCCGACGCGGTGCTCTTCGCCACGCAGCGGATGCGAGTCGACTCGGCGACCGGAAAGGCCGCCCCCATCGGCGCCGGCGGCGGCCAGCGCGTCCTGCGGTGCATCGGCGGCCCCGCCTGCGTCGCCAAAAACCGGTTCGACCTCCCCGCGGAAATCGAACTCTCGTGGCAGTCCTTCGTGGACAATCTCGGCAAGGGGGCCGCCCGTGGATAGCGCGCCCCACTTCATCCGCCTCAAATACCCGGCCCCCTGCGACCGGTGCGAGGGCACGATCCAGGCGGGCGAATGGGCGGCCGTGGTCTTCTGCGAAGAGAACGGCACGGCCCAGTTCTACCACAAGACCTGCCCGACCGCCGGCGCTTGCGTGGAGAACTCCAAGCCCGGGAAGCCCGGGCTTTTCTCCCGCGCGCTGCGGCGCCGTTCCAAACGCGGCGCGATCACGCTCGCGCCCTGTCTCGCCTGATCCCCCACCCCGAACAAACGGAAAACGAACATGGCCATCCTGAACTTCAACGCGACCGACGTCGCCCCATCCGCGCCCCTCGAGGCGCTTCCCGCCGGCACCTACGAGTGCGTGATCACCGATTCCGAGATGCTGCCCACCAAGGCCGGCAACGGGCAGTTCTTGAAACTCACCTTCGAGGTCTCCTCGGGCGAACACGCCGGCCGGAAGCTCTGGGCTCGGCTCAACCTCGACAACCCATCGAAGACCGCGGTCGAAATCGCCCGCGCCGAACTCTCGGCGATCTGCCACGCCGTCGGCGTCCTCACGCCGCAGGACAGTTCCGAACTGCACAACCTCCCGCTCCTCGTGACGGTCAAGGTCCGGCAACTCGAAACCGGCGCGGTCAACGACATCAAGGGCTATGCCGCCGTGAAGCGGGCGCCGGCGCCCGCTCCGGCCCCGAAGTCCGCCGCGACGGGCGTCGCGCCGTGGCAGCGGTAGCGTTCGAGCTGCCCTGGCCCCCGAGCCTCAACCACTACTACCGCCACGTCGGGCCGCGCGTCCTCGTCTCGAGGACGGGACGGCGCTACCGCGAAGGCGCCGTGGCGAGGCTCCGGGGGCTTCTGCCGAAGCCGCTCGACGGCCCCGTCCGGCTGGTCGCGGAGTTCTACCCTCCCGACTTCCGGCGGCGGGACGCCGACAACCTCCTCAAGATCGTCCAGGACTGCTTCACCTCCGCCGGACTCTACCATGACGACTCCCAGATCGCCGAACTGCACGTCTTCAAGCGAGAACCCGTCCCGCCCGACGGACTCGCACACTTCGAGCTCGGCCCCGCCTGAAACGGGCGTCGAAGCCGAACTGGCCGCGCGCGACGCCGCCGAACGGGCGAAGCGGGAGGCGCGCCGCGAACGCATCCGCAGGGTCCGGGAATACCTCCGGGCGCTCGACGACCCCGCGCTGCGGAAGGTCGCGTTCCTGTTCTGCCGGGGGCTGCCGGAGGATAGCGTCCGCCGGATGGCGGGGCTTTCGTTCGCGGAGCTGCAGGAGGCGAAGAACCGGCTCAGGCAGGGGCTCGTGGAAGCCGGGGCGGGACCGGGGGCGTAGCCATGCTGTCGCTGCGGCCCTACCAGAGGGAAAGCGTGGAAGCCGTCTACAAGGCGCTGCGCGAGACGGACGACAACCCCTGCGTGGAGATCCCCACGGCCGGCGGCAAGTCGTGCTGCATCGCGCAGGTCGCGGCGGACGCCGTGAAGAACTGGAACGGCCGCGTGATGATCCTTGCGCACGTCCGCGAGTTGCTGGAGCAGAACGCCGACAAGATCGCAAAGCTCTGCCCCGGCATCCCGGTCGGCGTCTACAGCGCCGGACTCGGCCGCCGGGACACGGAGCAGCCGATCGTCGTCGGCGGCATCCAGAGCGTCTACGACAAGGCGGAACTCTTCGGCCGGCGCGACCTGCTGATCGTGGACGAGGCCCATTTGATCCCCTCGAACGGCGAAGGCCGCTACCGCAGCTTCCTCGAGGCGATGAAGCGGCTGAATCCGCTCGTGCGCCTCGTCGGGTACACGGCGACGCCGTTCCGCCTGGACGGCGGCGCGATCTGCAAGCCGGAGAACCTGCTCAACCGCATCTGCTACCGCGCCGAGATCAGGCCCCTTATCGCTCAGGGCTACCTGTCCCCGCTCACGAGCAAGGCGGGGCATTCCTCCATCCGGCTCGACGGTCTTCGCGTGCGCGCGGGAGAATTCGTCCAGGAAGAGGTGGAGGCCGCCGTGGACAACGCCGACGCCATCGACACGGCCTGCGGCGACGCCGTGCAGCTGGCCGCCGGAAGGAAGACGGTCATCGTGTTCTGCTCCTCGGTGAAGCACGCGCTGCACGTCGCGAAGAAGCTGCACGAGCTCACGGGCGACGAAACGGCCGTACTCACGGGCGAAACGTCCTCGCAGGAGCGCGCGGCGATCCTCCGCCGCTTCCGGGGAGAGCTCCATTCCGACCTGTTCGGCCAGCGGGAGAAGCCGGTGCGCTGGCTCTGCAACGTCTCGGTGTGCACCACCGGCCTCGACGTCCCCAACATCGACTGCGTGGTGCTGCTGCGTCCGACCCAGTCGGCTGGACTCTACGTGCAAATGGTGGGAAGGGGCTTCCGGCTCTCGCCCGAGACCGGGAAGACCGACTGCCTCGTTTTGGACTACGCGGGAAACATCGAGCGACACGGCCCCGTGGACGCCGTCCGCGTCCGGGAGCCCGGCCACGGCCAAAAGCGCGAAGGGCCGCTCGCCAAGGAGTGCCCGGAGTGCCGCGAGATGGTCCATCCGGCGATCATGGTCTGCCCGCGGTGCGGCTACGAGTGGCCGAGGCCGGAGAACGGCTCGATCTCCGGCTCGGCCTCCCGCCTCGGCATCCTCACCGGCGAATACGAGGACGAGGAAGTGCCGGTCCGCTCCGTGTCCTACTCCCGCCACGAGAAGCGCGGCGCGCCGCCCGGCGCGCTTCCGACGATGCGCGTCACCTACGAGGCGGACCTGCTCCACCGGTATTCCGAGTGGCTGTGCGTCCAGCACGCGGGCTGGGCGCGGACGAAGTTCCTCCGATGGTGGGAGCGGCGCAGCGGCGGCGGCGAACCTCCGGACACCGTGGACGAGGCCGTCCGGCTCGCGGCCGAAGGCGGCCTCCTCGAGCCCGAAACCATCACGGTCCGCCACGTTTCCGGCGAACGATACCCGACCATCGTCGGCTACCGGTTCCCTCCCACCTCCAATCCCGACTGTCCCGATGACGAAGTCCCCTTCTGACGCCCCGCGGGGGATTCCCGTCCAGCTCGCAAGAAACTATCTGGCTTCCGGACTCTGCGTGCTGCCGGCCGTCGCCGCGGACAAGCGTCCGGCGCTCCCCGGCTGGCGCGCCTACCAGGAGCGACTGCCGACGGAGAAGGAGGTCGAGGCGTGGTTCGCCAACAACCACGGGGCCCTCTGCCTCGTGGCGGGCGCGGCGTCGGGGAATCTCGAGTGCATCGACTTCGACGCCGGCGGCGAATGCTTCGGGCCGTGGAAGAATCTCGTGCCGCCCGATCTGTTCGGCCGCCTGGTCGTCGAGCGCACGCCCAGCGGCGGCTTCCACGCCGTGTACCGCGCCGAAGAGCCCGTCGAAGGCAACCTCAAGCTCGCCACGGGCGAGCGGAACGGGAAGAGGACCACGCTCGTCGAAACGCGCGGCGAAGGCGGGCTCTTCCTGTGCGCGCCTAGCCCCGGCTACCATCTCGTGCAGGGTGCGTTCGGATCGGTTCCGACGATCTCCGCGGAGGAGCGCCGTGTGCTTCTGGAGGCCGCGAGGACCCTCTCCGAAGTCTCCGTGCCGGTGCAGCCGGCTCACCATCCCGCGCCGACGTCGTCGTCCACGTTCGACGAGCGCCCCGGCGACGCCTACAACGGGGACGCGGCCGCCTTCTGCGGTCTGCTGGAAAGACACGGCTGGCGCTATCTCGGGAAGAAGGGCGAGAACGAATCGTGGCAGCGCCCGGGCAAATCGGGCAACGGACTCTCCGCGACCTACAACGGCGTCAACTTCCACGTGTTCTCGTCCAACGCCGATCCGTTCCCTCCGGGATTCAACGGCTCGCCGTTCACGGTCTACGCGCTCCTCGAACACGGCGGCGACGCGACCGCGGCCGCGAAGGACCTCCTCGCGCAGGGATACGGCAAGACCGCCGACCCGTGCGCCGGCGTGGACCTCTCGGGCATCCTCAAGCAGGTGAAGGCGCCCAAGTCGGCCGCCGAACCCGTCGAGCGGGAACCCGAAAACCCCGGCCAGCTGCCGGAGAAGCTCCTCGACGTTCCGGGCTTCGTGAACGACCTCAAGGACTACACGCTCCGCACGGCCAAGTACCCGAACCGCCCCCTTGCCCTCGCCGGCGCCCTGGCGATGCTCTCGATGCTCACGGGGCGCAAGTTCCGCAACGCCTCGGACAACCGGACGAACCTCTACCTCCTGGCGCTCGCGCCGTCGAGCGCCGGCAAGGACGCCCCGCGCCGGGTGAACATGTCGCTCGCGGTGCAGACCGGCTTCGGCGACCACATGGGCGACGCCTTCGCCTCGGGCGAAGGGCTCGAGGACGCTCTCACGCTCACGCCGTGCATGCTGTTCCAGACGGACGAGATCGCCTTCCTCTTCAACTCCCTCAAGGGAACGGAGGCGCGCTTCAACACGATGAACGCGGTCCTCCTCAAGGCGTTCACGACCGCGAACGGCGTCTACGCCCGCCGCCGCAAGGCGATCCCGACGGGCCGCGGCGCGGGGGAAGCCCCGCCCGCGGCGATCCGGAACCCGCATCTGGTCGTCTACGGAACGGCGACCCCGGAGAAGTTCTACCAGTCGCTCAACAAGGACGAACTGGTGAACGGTCTCGTCGGGCGCTGCCTCGTCTTCGAGGGCGAGCGCCGGCGGATGAACGAACGCCTCGTCGTCGGCGAGGCGTTCCCGGACTCCGTCCTGAACACGGTTTCGGCGCTGCGCGAAATCGGCCGCGAGAACCTCCTCACCGGCGAGCCGCAGGTCCAGACGATTCCGGAGACGCCCGAGGCGCGCGAGCTGGCGCGCGAGTTCGAGGCGGAGGCGAACAAGCACTACGACGACGCCTACGACCGGCGCCTGGACGCCGAGATGGCCATCTGGGGACGCGCCTTCGAGAAGGCGGAGAAGCTCGCCATGCTCTACGCCCTCAGCCGAAGCGCGACCTCCCCGCAGCTCACGCCCGAAGCCTACCGCTGGGGTTGGGACGTCGCGGAGTTCACGACGAAGCGTCTCCTCTACATGGCCGACTGCTACGTCTACGACTCCGAGTTCGAGAAAGAAGCGCAGAAGGTCGTGCGGATCCTCCGGGACCACGACGGCCGGATGACGCACAGCAGGCTGCTCCGGGCGAGCCGCATCGACAAGGACGCCTTCCGCAGGGTGATCGACACGCTCGTCGAAAGCGAGCGCATCGAGAAGTCGACGGAAATGACCGGGCAGCGACCCTCCGTCTTCTACCGTCTGGGGAGGCGGAAGTGACTTCGCGCCCGGTTCGCGCCCGGTTCGCGCTCAGTTCGCGGTTCGCACGAAAATGCGAACCGAGCGCCGCCTCGGTTCGCGGATTGCGAACCGAGTGCGAATCGAGTGCGAACCGAGTTTTAGACGAAAAACCCAATAAATACATAAGAATTCTCAACTCAATTCTCAGTTCCCATATACCCCCTCGCATATGCGGAAATACCCCCGTTTTTGCACGTCGTCGCGTGCGCGCGAGGGAATCGAGTTTTCGAAATGCCGCCCCCGGCGGGTCCGGCGCCGACTCTCCGCGCTAGCGGGCGCGGGGCTATCGGGACGGAACGCCGGGGGCGTCGGGACGGAAACCTACCACCACCGCCGCCCCCACGTCAAACGGAAGGAGAGGTCCCGGCCCCGCGGACGCCCCAGGAGGCGCCCGGAACGCGCCGGCGCCGCGGGATGCGCCGACTGCCGCCCCCGGCTCCACGGGCGCGACGTGGCGCGATCCTGCCGCCCTCCCGCGCCTCCAGGGAGGGGCCGACCCCACCACCGGGGGGGGCGGCCTGGGTTCTCCCCACGGAGGGGGTCGAGAGAGGGCCGCGGGAAGGAGCGCTGCTGCCAAGGACACTTTCTTTCCCGTGGCGAAACCCCGCGAAGGCCCCGCCTGTAGGGTTTTTCGTGGCGCTCCGGCGCTACTACAAATTCGGGCAAGACAGCGCCCGCTCAAGTGGGACGATTCGGCCCACGCATCCACCCATTTCACCAATCACACACCATCGCATGAAAATCCAGAACTTCAAGCTCGAGGACATCCACCCCTACGAGAAGAACCCGCGCATCAACGAGGGTGCCGTCGACTTCCTCGTGAAGTCGATCCAGACCTACGGGTTCATCAACCCCATCATCGTCGACAAGGACCACGTCATCGTCGCCGGCCACACGCGCCTCCTCGCGGCGCAGCGCCTCGGCCTCGACACGGCTCCTGTGATCGTCGCGACGCACCTCACGCCCGAGCAGGCGCGCGCCTACCGGATCGCGGACAACAAGAGCGCCGAGCTGGCCGAATGGAACCTGCAGCTCCTCCGGGACGAACTCCTCGCGATCCAGGAGGACGGCACCGACATGGGAACCCTCGGCTTCGACACGGACGAGCTCGAGGAACTGATGCGCGGCGACGATCCCGTGACCGCGGGCGAGACCGACCCGAACGACGCGCCGGCCGCGCCCGAGGTCGCCGAAAGCCGTGCAGGGGAAGTGTACCAGCTCGGCCCGCACCGTCTTCTCTGCGGCGATTCCACGAAGGAGTCCGACGTCGCGAAGCTGATGGGCGAAGACCTCGCTGCGCTCTGGCTCACGGACCCGCCGTACAACGTCTCCTACGAAGGCAGCACCGGGATGACCATCATGAACGACTCGATGGAGGACGCCGCCTTCCGCGACTTCCTCAAGCGCGCGTTCGAGTGCGCGAAGAACCACATGGCCGCCGGCGCGCCGTTCTACATCTGGCACGCGGACAGCGAAGGCTACAACTTCCGCGGTGCCTGCCACGACGTCGGGCTCATGGTCCGCCAGTGTCTCGTGTGGAAGAAGAACTCGCTCGTCCTCGGACGCCAGGACTACCAGTGGATCCACGAGCCGTGTCTCTACGGCTGGAAGGAAGGCGCCGCCCACCCGTGGCATTCCGACCGCTCGCAGACCACGGTGATGGAGTTCGACAAGCCGAAGAAGAACGACCTGCACCCGACGATGAAGCCGGTCGAGATGCTCGTGTACCTCCTGAAGAACTCCTCGAAGCGCGGCGACCTCGTGATGGACACGTTCGGCGGCAGCGGCTCGACCCTGATCGCCTGCGAGCAGACAGGCCGCGTGTGCAGGACGATGGAGCTCGACCCGAAGTACTGCGACGTCATCCGCAAGCGCTGGGCCGAGTTCAAGTTCGGCGAAGGTTGCGACTGGCAAGCGAAGACTCCCGCCGTTTGCGGCGACACAGAGGAGACTGTGAGATGACACGTAGGCGACAGTCCCCGCGGAAACACACACAGGAGCGTCGTCGAAATCGCAAATACCCGCGAAATACCGCAATATCTCGCGAAGTTCCGAGCAGTCCTGAGAGACTGCGAGAGTGCTCCCCAGCTAGCTTCGAAGTCATTCCGTTGGCGGTCGCGATCTTCCTTATCGGAGTCATCGGAATCATCGCCGCCGCCCATCCGTCGCCGCCGCGCGAGATCTCCGCATTCCCGCAACTGGAGCGGAAGATAGCGAGGCAGGCGCTCGCCGTCGAGCTTGCCGCGGAACGACTCCGACGGCGCACCGCGTTCCCCTTCTTCGAGTGACGACGGCGCAACTACGAGAGTGTCCTCACCCTCGCGGAAACACACGTTTCGAGACCTTCGACAACCTCCGAACAACCACACAACCGACAACCATGCTGCAAACATCCGAATGGGTCTCCCTCGGCCACCCCGACAAGGTCGCGGACTACATCTCCTCCTACCTTCTCGACCGCCACCTCGAGGTCGACCCGGACACGCGCTTCGCGGTCGAGGTCCAGATCAAGAGCGAGTACGTGACGCTCGGCGGCGAGATCACCACGAAGGCCGAGTTCGCGGATCACGAGATCGCGGAACTGGTCCGCGCCGCCGTGCGCGAGGTCGGCTACACGCGCGCCTACCAGGAGAGGTGGGGCCTCGAGAACACGATCTGCGCCGACGACCTCGTCGTGGCCGCGCACGTCACGAGGCAGTCGCCCGACATCGCGCAGGGCGTCGACCGGGACGGCTGGGGCGACCAGGGCATCTTCTGGGGGATGGCGACCGACGACCCGATGACGAACCGCATGCCGGCCGACCACTACCTGGCGCGCTACATCGGCGACTCGCTCGTCCGCTCCGGACTCGGCGGCATCGACGTGAAGACGCAGGTCGCGATGGACGGAGGGAAGGTGCGCTCCGTCTTCGCCGCCGTCCCGCAGCGCGAGGAGGACGACGGGAGCCGGCTCCGCGCCTACCTCGCCTCCCTCGTCCCGGAAGGGGCGGAGATCGTTCTCAACGGCACGGGGCGCTACGTCGTCCACGGCCCCGTCGGCGACTGCGGCACGACCGGCAGGAAGCTCGCCGTCGACTTCTACGGCGGCAACTGCCGCCTCGGCGGTGGCTCCCCCTGGACGAAGGACGGCTCCAAGGCGGACGTGGCGCTCAACCTCTACGCGCGGCATCGCGCCCTGCGCTACCTCAAGGAGAACCGCCTCCCGCTCGTCTACTGCGCGATCTCCTGCTGCATTGGACGCCCCGACATCACCCTCGCCTTCTTCGACGGGCGCAACGAGCAGCTCGCCGAGGAGACGGAGACATTCGGGCCGCAGGAGGCGGCCGGCCTCCTGCGGCTCCGTGAGCCCCGCTACGCGGAGCTGTGCCGCAACGGGCTCTTCTCGCGCCTTCGCTAGCGCCGGTAGACGAAGCGGCCGCGCTCCGCCTTCCGGAACCGGGCCTCGGAGCCCTTCTCCTTGATCTCGCGATAGATCGACGAGCAGAGCGTCTGCAGCGGGGTCTTGCCCGCGCCCGGCTCCCAGAGGCGGCGGCGACGCGCCTCCTCGAACATCTCGCGGACCCCCATCGGGGCTCTTGCGCCCTCGAGTACCTTCGCCGCCGCGTCGACGAGCGAGAGGCGCCCGCCGCCGCGCCTGGGCTGCTCCGCCGACGCCGCCGCGGGAGCCGCGGGCTCGGGAGCGGGCTCGGGCGCCGCCTCCGCGGGTTTCGGCTCGACGTTCGTGGTGACGAACTGCCGGCCCGTCGAGAGCGAGCCGACCTTGTAGCGGCCGTCGGCGATTCCCATCACGACGACCTCGACCTTGTTCCTTCCGACCTTGGCGAGCGCGTGGTCGCCGACCTTGATGTTGCTGTCCATTGCTGTCTCCTTTCGTTTGGGGTTGGTGGGATGCAACGAGTCGGCATATTGCGTAGAGCGCCACGAATAGCAAGTCAATTGTGAGAGAAAGATCCCATGCCCGAAAACATCCGTCTGACGGCCCTGCCGAAGGAGGCCGTCGTCCGGCTTCTCCGGAACGCCGGCTCGTCCACGATTTCGGCGGAGACGCTCGAGGCGGACATCGCCGCCGGCGCCCCGGTGAATCCCGACGGGACGGTGAGCCTCGTCGAGTACGCGGCGTGGCTCTGCCGCGAGGAGGGCGACCATGCCGATTAACCCCGCGAGGATGAGCAGCCCCGAGGTGGCGCGCATCCTCAACTCCACCCGCTTCGGGACCGTCGTCTCCCAGAACCGCGTCTACCGCGACTTCAACCGCGTCGGCTACCGCATCGCGGCCGCCGACGATCCGCGCAGCATCCACCTCGTCCGCTACATCGCCTACCTCGTCGACCGGCACAACGAGCCGCCGGAGGACGCGGCGCGCTCCTACGAGGAGCACCGCGACGCCGCCCGGCAGCGCCAGGCGGAACTCTCGCAGGCAGGCCGCGACATCGGCGAGCTTCCCGAGGTGGAGGACCCCGACAGGAAGGAGCGCTGCCGCACGGACTTCAAGTCGTTCTGCGAGAATTACTTCCCCGAGGTGTTCACCCTCGAATGGTCCCCGGACCACCTCAGGGCGATCCAAAAGATCGAGACCGCCGTCCTCAAGGGCGGGCTCTTTGCGCTCGCGATGTCGCGCGGGTCCGGCAAGTCGAGCCTGACGGAAGCCGCGTGTCTCTGGTCGATGCTTTACGGCCACCGCCCGTTCGTCGTCCTCATCGGCGCGACCGAGGGCGCCGCGCTCGAAATGCTCGAAAGCATCAAGACGGAGCTGGAGGTCAACGAACACATCGCGGCGGACTTCCCGGAGGCGACCTTCCCGATCGCCGCGCTCGACGGCATCGCCAACCGCTGCGCCGGGCAGCTCTACCACGGCGTCCGGACGCGCATCACGTGGACGGCGGACGAGATCGTCCTGCCGACCATCGAGGGCGCGCCCTCGTCCGGCATCGCCGTCCGCGTCGCCGGCATCACGGGCCGCATCCGCGGCATGAAGTTCAAGAAGCCCGACGGCCGCACGATCCGCCCGTCGCTCGTCATCGTCGACGACCCGCAGACCACGGAGTCGGCCGGCTCGCTCGAGCAGACCCGCAAGCGCGTCCGCGTCCTCGCGGGCGACATCCTCGGCCTCGCCGGCCCCGGCAAGAAGATCGCCGGCGTGATGCCCTGCACGGTCATCCGGCCGGGCGACATGGCCGACGAGATTCTCGACAAAGTGAAGCATCCCGAGTGGCAGGGCGAGCGGATGAAGCTCGTGTACAAGTTCCCGACGGACGAAAAGCTCTGGGAGAAGTACGCCGACCTCCGCGCGGAGCAGCTCCGCAAGGACGGGACGTTCACCAAGGCGACGGCGTTCTACAAGAAGAACCGCGCGGCGATGGACGCGGGAGCGGTCGTGGGCTGGCCGGCGCGCTACAACTACGACGAGATCTCGGCCGTCCAAAACGCGATGAACCTCAAGCTGCAGGACGAGGTGGCCTTCTGGGCGGAGTACCAGAACGAACCGTTGCCGGAAGACCTTGGGACGGAGGAGCAGCTCACGGTCGACGCGGTGGTCCACAAGCTCAACGGCCACGCTCGGCAGGCGCTTCCCGCGACCTGCAACCGCCTCACGATGTTCATCGACGTGCAGAAGGCGCTGCTCTTCTACGTCGTGTGCGCCTGGGACGACGACTTCACAGGCTATGTCGTCGACTACGGGACCTGGCCCGACCAGCGCCGGCGGTACTTCTCGCTCGCCGACGCCAACCCGACACTGCAAAGCACGTGCCCGCACGCCGGTCTCGAGGGGCAGCTCTACGCGGGCCTCGAGAAGCTGACGGACGCGATGCTCGGGCGCGAGTGGCTCCGCCGCGACGGAACGCCGCTCAAGGTCGAGCGCTGTCTCATCGACGCGAACTGGGGCGATTCGACCGAGGTCGTGTACCAGTTCTGCCGCCAGACCCGGTGGGCGAACATCGTGCTTCCGAGCCACGGCCGCTACGTCGGCGCGTCCTCGAAGCCGATGAGCGAATACAAGAAAGTCGCCGGCGACCGCGTCGGATTCAACTGGCGCGTCCCAACCGTGGTCGGCCGCCGCGCGATCCGCCACGTCGTGTTCGACACGAACTTCTGGAAGTCGTTCGTCCAGAAGCGCCTGCAGACGGCGATGGGCGACCGCGGGTGTCTGTCCCTCTGGGGGCGCGAGCCCGAGCGCCACCTTCTCTACGCCGAACACATGACGGCGGAGTACAAGGTCCGCACCGAGGGGCGCGGCCGCGTCGTGGACGAATGGAAGATGAGACCCGAGTCGCGCGACAACCACTGGTGGGACGGCACCGTGGGATGCGCGGTCGCGGCGTCGATGTGCGGCTGCGTCCTCCCGGGCACGGACAACCTTCGGCCGAAGAAGGACGCGAAGCCGCGGCTCAAGCTCTCGGAAATCCGCAAGAACAAACGCTGACACTTTGTTTCCTGACTGCGCGACACTTTTGGGGTCTAAAGGGTAAACCCCAAATGAAACCATCGCGGGATGGTGCAACGGTAGCATCCGGGGTTCATGCCCCCGGGCCGCCGGTTCGACTCCGGCTCCCGCAACCAATGTCGTTCCACGCGGGCCTCCTGCCGGGTTTTCGCTCCTTTTACCGGCAATGCCCATTGGATGCGTGGATGCCCGGCCGGGGGCACGAGCGGCGTGCACGCCGCACCGGCCGCCTCTTCACGTTCAACACCATTCACCACCATGACGAGCAGGACGCGAATCGAACGGCTCCGCCGGCTCGCGGACCAGCCCAAGTCGGCCTCGGTCGACGGGCAGGAGATGACGAACCATTCCCTCGCCGAGCAACTTGCCCTCGAGAAGTACCTCGCCTCCGAGGAGGCCGCCGCCCCCGCGGACCGGAGCCGCCACGGATTCCGCATCACGAAGATGAAGGCGGGAGGCGGACCGTGCTGAACTTCCTCAAGTTCCGGCGCGACCCGAGACCCGACCGCAACGACGCGTTCCGGAACGCCTACTCCCGCGGCTACGCGCGGGGCCGCTACGACGCGGCTCAGACCACCGGCGACAACGCGAAGCACTGGTCGTTCGCCGACTTCCTCTCGGCCGACGCCGAGGCGGACGCCTCGGTGCGGCAGATTCTCCGCACCCGCGCGCGATACGAGGTGGCCAACAACTCCTATGCGAAGGGCATCGTGCTGACGCTCGCCAACGACGCGGTCGGAACCGGCCCCCGCCTGCAGATGCTGACGGACAGGGACGACCTCAACCGCCGCGTCGAACACGACTGGTCGCGGTGGGAAAAGGCGGTGCGCCTGGCGGAGAAGCTCCGCACCCTGCGAATGGCGAGGTGCCAGGACGGAGAAGCCTTCGTCCTCCTCGCGAACAACCCCAACCTTGGCGATCCGAGCGTGACGCTCGACCTGCAGCCGATCGAAGCCGACCGGGTTACGGAAGACCGATTCAACAACGATCCGAACTGCATCGACGGCATCACGCTGGACGCCTTCGGCAACCCCCGATCCTACCGGATTCTGCGATATCATCCCGGCGGCGAGGCCGCCTTTGCGAACGCAGCGCGGGATGTCGATGCGCGCCATGTCGTGCACCTGTTCCGGGAGGATCGCCCCGGACAGCACAGAGGAGTGCCGGAAATCACCCCGGCGCTCCCCCTCTTCGCCAACCTCCGCCGCTACACCCTGGCCGTCGTCGCCGCCGCCGAGGCGGCCGCCGACTTCGCCGGCATCCTCTACACGGACGCCCCCGCAAACGGCGAGGCCGCCGACGTCGACCCGATGGACACGATCCAACTCGAGAGGAACATGCTCCTCACGATTCCGGGCGGCTGGAAGATGTCGCAACTCGATCCCAAGCAGCCGGCCACGAGCTACGGGGACTTCAAACGCGAAGTCTTGAACGAGATCGCAAGGTGTCTGAACATCCCCTACAACATCGCCGCCGGCAACAGCTCCGGCTACAACTACGCCTCCGGGCGATTGGACCACCAGACGTACTACAAGTCGATCACGGTCGAGCGCTCCTACATCGAGCGCACCCTGCTCGACCGCGTGTTCGCCCGGTGGCTCCGGGAGTGGTCGCTCTCGACCGGCACGGCCATCGACGAGTGCGACTGCAAGCACACGTGGTTCTGGGACGGCGCCGAACACGTCGATCCCAACAAGGAAGCCTCCGCCCAGGCGACGCGCCTCTCCTCCCTCACCACCACCCTCGCCGCGGAATACGCGCGACAGGGGAAGGATTGGGAAGTCGAGCTGCGGCAGCTCGCCCGCGAGCAGAACCTCAAGAAAGAACTCGGCCTCAAGAGCGGCCACGAACTCCAATACGGGAACCAACCCACGCATGAATCCGAACGAGAAACCGGGGACGAGTGAGTTCCTCGAAATCACGGCCGCCGCTGCCGGTGGCAAGCATCCCAAGGTGTCCGGCGTCGCCTATGGCGGCGGGAAGATGACGCTCTGGGGCTGGTCCAAGCCCGTCGTGGTCGACCTCGCCAGGATGACCGTGCCGGAGGAGGTGCCGCTCCTCGCGGACCACGAGAACCACACGCTCGGCCGCGTCGGCGTGGTGCGAGCCAAGCCCGTCGACGGCCACCTCGCCATCGAGGGCGAGATCGTGGCCGAGGGCGAAGTCGCCGACGCCATCGTCTCGCAGGCGAAGGCCGGCGCCGCCTGGCAGCTCTCCATCGGCGCCGAGGTCGAAGCCTCGGAGCTGGTCTCCGAGGGCCGGCGAACCGTGAACGGTGTCGAACACGAGGCGCCGTTCTTCCACGTCACCAAGTCCACCCTACGCGAAGTGTCCGTGGTCGCGGTCGGGGCGGATCGTAACACGAAAATGAACGTCACGGCCACCCTGAACCTCACAGGACAAACACCAAGCATGAAACCCGAAAACACCGAAACCACTCCCCCCGTCCCCGTCGAAGCGGACGCGCCGTCTCCCGCGCCGGCCGCCCCCGCACCGGAGCCCGCACCGAAGCCCGCGGAAGCGGCGCTGCCGCCGCAGGACGCGCCCGCCGCGCCCGATCCGGCGCTCGTCGCGCAGGAGGCCATCAAGGCCGAACGCGGCCGCGTGGCCGAAATCCGCAAGGTCTGCCGCGGCGAGTTCCCGGACATCGAGGCGAAGGCCGTCGACGAGGGCTGGGACCTGAGCCGCACCACGACCGCCGTCCTCGCCGCGTACCGCGAGCGCGAGCCCGTCACCGCCCCCAACGTGGTCGTGAAGGCCGAGGCCAGGCCCGACCGCAAGACCCTCGAGGCGGCCGTGTGCCTCCGCGCCGGCATCTCCGAGGACGCCGTCGCGAAGGACTACGGCGAGCAGGTGGCCGAGGCCGCCATGCCCGACCGCGACCTCCCGCTGCGCGGACTCCTCGCCGAGTGCCTCCGCATCGAGGGCAAGTCCGTCCCCCGCGCGATGGACAACGAGGCCATCAAGGCGTCGTTCTCCACGGTGTCGCTCCCGGGCATCCTCGGCAACGTCGCCAACAAGAAGCTCCTCCAGTCCTACAAGGCCCAGCCGATCCTCGCGACGAAGCTCTGCTCGGAAGGCGACCTCAACGACTTCAAGGAGAGCGACCGCTTCCGTCTCACCGACGTGGGCGATCTCGAACCCGTCGCCGCGGACGGCGAGATCAAGGAAGGAGGCCTGAAGGAAGAGCCGGCGAGGAACCAGATTGACACCTACGCCAAGAAGTTCTGCCTCACCCGCAAGATGGTCATCAACGACGACCTCGGGGCGTTCCTGAAGGTCCCGGTGGCGATGGGCAACCGCGCGGCCAGGTTGATCGACCAGCTCTTCTTCCGGCGTCTTCTCGCCAACCCCGTGCAGACCGACGGCAGCCCGCTCTTCGGCCGCCAGCACAAGAACCTGCTTTCCGGGGCGGCGTCCGCGCTCGGCGCCGACTCGCTCAAGAAGGCCATCCAGGCGTACCTCGACCAGGTCGACGCCGACGGACAGCCGATCAGCGTCGAGCCCAAGTTCCTTCTCGTGCCGACGGCGCTCAAGCACCAGGCGCTCGAGCTGACGCGCAGCGCCGCCCTCATCATGTCCGGCGGCTCCGACAACGTCGTCCGCCCCGCCGTGAACGTCCTGGCGGACGAGGACCTCGAGGTCGTCTCCTCGCCCTACCTGGCCAATTCGAAGTACCCGGGCTTCTCCGAAACCGCGTGGTACCTCTTCGGCCAGCCGGGCGTCGTGGACACGTTCGAGATCGGCTACCTCAAGGGCAGGCGTGCCCCGACGGTCGAGCGCGGCGACACCGACTTCAACACGCTGGGAATCTGGTTCCGCGTGTATTTCGACGTCGGCTGCCGCGAGCAGGACCACCGCGGGATGGTCAAGGCCACGGGCACGGCCGGCTAGGCGTCCCTCGCCCGCCCGGCCGCGTTCGCGACCGGGCGGCGGCGGCCGCGGCTCGCCGCTTCGCGGCCCGGCCTTCGGATCGCGGATGCGATCTTTCCAACCTTCGAACTTCCGAACAACCCTCAACCAAGCGTCCCAAGCCGCGAGCGCGGCGTTGGGACGCGCCCGAATTCTCATGATCACCTACGTCCAGCGAGGGGACATCCTCGACTACACGCCCGAAACCGACACGCCCGCCGGCACCCCGGTGAAGATCGGCGACATCGTCGGCATCACCAAGCTCGACATCAAGGCCGGCCAGCTCGGCGCCATCGCCCTCACCGGCGTCTACGAGGCGCCCAAGCCCGAAGGCGAGGAAATCGCCGCAGGCGCGGCCGTCGCCTACGACCCGGCCACCGGCGCCGTCTCGGCCGCCCAGGCCGTCACAGGCGGCGACACGGGGGGCGACGGCGGCGACGCGGGCGGAGACCCCGCCCCGGAGCCCGCGGCCGAGAAGATCCCCGTCGGCATCGCCGTCGCGGCCGCCGGCGCCTCCGACCTCACGGTCCGCTTCCTGCTCGGCTTCTAGCCCCATGAACCTGCTCCGCCAGGCCATCGACTGGCTGCGCGACGCGGAGTTCTCGACCCTGGTCGAGCCGGTGGTCTACCACCGGCCCGGCCGGGCGCCGGAAGCCGTGAACGCGATCGTCGGCCGCACCGTGTTCAAGCAGACGAGCGAGAACGGCGCGTTTGTGCGAACGCAGACCCGCGACTTCCTGATCGGCCGGAACAACCTCGACCGCGAGCCCGCCGCCGGCGACACCATCGCCTACGGCGGCCGCACGTTCGAAGTGATGGCCCCCGGCGGCGAGCCCGTCTGGCGGTGGAGCGACCCGTACCACCAGGTCTACAGGATACACACCAAGTGCGTCTCGGAGGAATAGCATGCCCGACCACGAAGACTCCATCTACGAATCCGTAAATCGCTGCCGTATGGACATCGCGGAACTCAGGGGTATGATAACCATGCATTTCCGTGATGGGGAACACCATCACCCGCCCTGCGTCCCGGCCCAACAGATGCAGCGCACCCTGCTCACGGCCACCGGCGCGGCCGTCCTCTCGCTCGTCTCGGCGCTGGGGCTCCTGCTCATGGAGTTCCTGAAGCATGGCTGACCTCGTCTCCGTCGCCGGCGCGGTCGCGTCCGAACTCTCCCGGTACGGCGCGACCGTGTGTTTCCTGCCCGAGTTCAAGCTCTCGGAACTCTCGCAGATGCGAGTCGTCGTCGTGCCGACCGGCATCGAGGACGAGCTCGCCACCCGGGACAGCGTGGGCGCCGTGTACAAGGTGTCCGTCGGCGTCCTCAAGAAAACGACGGAGGACGAAATCCCGTCGCTCGTGCAGACGGTGCGAAGCATCGGCCGGCACTTCCTCGGGATGCACCTCGCCGGATGCTCGTGCGTGAAGGCGGCCTACGAACCCGTCTACTCCCCCGAGCAGTTCCGGGAGAAGCGGCAGTTCACGGGCGTCGTCGTGCTGTCGTTCCGGACGGTCGAGCGCCATGAAGGCGAAGCTCTCCTTTGACGCGCGCGGCCTCGCGGCCGCGGTTCTGGCGGGATCGCTCAATGCCCTGCGCCGCGCCGGCGCCTACGTGCGCCGCGCCGCCCGGCACAAGGTGAAGACGAGCGACCGCCCGTCGCCGCCCGGCTCGCCGCCGCACTCGCGGGCGGGCCTGCTCAAGCGCTCGATCCTCTTCGGGCTCGACAAGCCCGCGCGGACCGTGGTCATCGGACCCGCGGAGTCGGTCATCGGAAACGCGATGGCCGCGCACGAGTTCGGCGGCCGCTACAAGCGCGAGCGGTATCCCGCCCGCCCCCTCATGGGACCCACCCTCACATCCACCGCGCCGAAGCTCGCACAGTTCTGGCGGGATTCGGTCACAGACTGAAAGAAACCAACATGGCATACAAACTCGGCCTCGACGCCAAGCTCTTCATCGGAGGGGCGGAGGCGAAGAACGTCAAGGACGTCACGCTCTCCTTGGAATCGGGCGAGGCGGACGTCACCACCCGCGCGACCGAAGGCTGGCGCGCCTACGCCGCCACCCTGAAGGAGGCGTCGCTCGAATTCGAGATGCAGTGGGACACGGAGGACGGGTCCTTCTCGTCCATCCAGTCGGCCTACTTCGGCAACTCCCCGCTCGCGATCTTCGTGACCGACGGCGAGGGCCACGGCCTCGACGCCGACTGGGTCGTGACGAAGTTCTCGCGCTCCGAGCCGCTCGAGGAGGCGCTCACGGTGTCCGTCACCTGCCGCCCGACGCTCATCAACCGCGCGCCGGAGTGGAGGTAGCGATGCACACGTTCACCGACAACGCCGGGCGCGTGTGGACCGCGAACCTCAACGTCGCCACCCTGAAACGCGTCCGCGCCCTCGCCGGCGTGGACCTCGCCTCGGCCATCCTCGTCGAAAAGGACGGGAGTGTCGAGGCGTCGCTTTTGGAACGGCTCGCCTCGGACCCGGCCCTGCTCGTCGACGCGCTCTACGCGATGTGTAAGGACGAGGCCGACAAGCTCGGCGTGTCCGACGAGGACTTCGGCCGCGCGATGGCGGGCGACGCCATCCTCGGCGCGACCGACGCGCTCCTGGACGAGATCGTCGATTTTTTCCCGAACCCGAAGAGGGCGATCCTGCAGCGCCTGGTGGCGGCGGCGCGCAGGGCCGAGACGGCCGCGAAGGCGGCGCTCGACAAGGCGCTCTCGACGGACGAGCTGGACAGGGCCGCGGACTCGCTCCTGGCCGCCTCGACCGGCTCGTCGACGAACTCGCCGGCGTCTGCGGGGTAGACCCGGGGCCGTTCACGCTGCGCGCGCTCGTCCGCATGGCCGAGGCGCGCTGCCGCGCCGACTGGGCGCGGACCTCCGCGCTCATGGCGCTCGCCGTGAACCTCGTCCGCGACCCGCGCCGCACGCCCGCCGCCAAGCCGAACGACTTCAATCCCTCCGCGCCGCGGCCGAAGAAGCCGATCCTGCGCGGGAAGCAGCTCGAGATTTTGCGGGACGTGTTCGTGAAGGGTGCCGGCGGATTTGTCGGGAAGGTCGACGATTCTCAATCGTTGGAAGACGTCAACTCGACCAACCGCCGAACGGCGTCGACGGCCTCGTCGAATCCGATGCTTCCGGCGTAATCGAATTTGCGTCGGTAGGATTCCCATCGGTCTCGCATTGTTTTCGATTTCGCCACGTCGTCCAATATCCCGCGGCTCCTGCCGATCAGATCCGCCGATTGGCGGGCGGCGAACGTTTCCGCCACGGCCCGACGAAGCACGTCGGGACGCAGGGCGACGCGGGAGTCTCCGACAATCAGGTGGACGTCGTAGAAATCGCGCGGCCGCGTATTCAGGACGCCTCGCGAAAGAATCGTGTGCAGCTTTTCGGCCAGGAGTGATTCGATCGTGTAGGAAGAGACTTTGATGGACCGCGCTTCGAAAAGGAGCGGCATTTCGCTCTCGACGGGGCCGGGCGTGATTTTGTCTCCCGTCGTGACGTCGACCAGCAGGGTCGTTTTCATGCGGCCGTATGTCGCCGCGATTTCGGCACGGAATCCGGGGTAGCCGTTGTGTTCGGCGATGTCCGAGATTCCGACAAGGGAGAAATCAATGCCGTCGTCCACGTCGATGGCGCAAATGTCCCCGACTGCTTTCGCCAGCGATTCCCGTCCTGCCGCGATCCCGGTGACCGTCGCGTCGATGTCCATTGTCGTGCGGCGGTCCAGGCCGTAGAGCGCCGAAAGCAACAGTCCGCCCTTGATGACAAACTTCTTCCGGTATTTGCTGCGAACCAGCCGTTCCACGAACCGCTGGAGGTGGTAGTTCTGCAGGACGATCTGCGGAATCAACCTGTTCTCGACGGCGTAGTTGTTCACCAGCGCCTTCAACTGCATCGCGTTGCGGGTCTTCATGACAGAGCCTCCAGGTAGGGTCGTAGCGTCCGGTCGACTTTCAGGACGCGGGCCATTGCGAGAATGTCGCCGGCCCGGCTCGGAGAACGTTGCAAGAAGCGCTTGAGCGCTCCGATCTCCTCTTCGGACGGAGCGGAACGCGACTGTTTGAACACGTCGCAGATCGTTCGTTCCGGCGAATAGGCGGACACGAGGTTTCCGGCGGGAGTCGCGACCTCCGTCCTGCCCGCTTCGAACACGTCGTCCGCAACGCGATGGCAGCGGATTCCCGATGCGCGCGCCCTCGTCGCGTTGTAGGAACGCGGAAACGTCATTTCAAGTTCGTGCGGAGTCCTGTCCGTGAGTCCGAACAGGAATAGCGCGCACCCATGCGAAAAAACGCCCCGGCGATAGCGGTTGCCGAAGTTGAAGAACCAGTCGTCCATCGTTTCCGGGAGAGTGTAGACGCCTCGTCCGGATCGGCAGAGGACGCCTTTCGAAACCAGATAGGCGAGCATGGCGTGGGGGACGCCATGCCGGTCAGCGACCTTCGACGTCAACGTTCCGCCGTTCGCTTCCGCAAGTTTGATGATGGAGGGACCAGTCACGGCTTCAATTTCCTTTCGCGCCCCCAATACTAGCCAAATAGGGGCGTAAAAGTCAATACCCGTTTTCACGATGAGCATCACCAGCAACATCCGCGCCGGCAGCGCCTATGTCGAAGTGACGGCGGACACGGGCCGGCTCAACAAGGGGCTCTCGCAGGCCCAGGCCCAGCTCCGCGCGTTCGGCCAGACCTGCACGAACGTCGGCCGCGACCTGCTCGTCCTCTCCGGGGCGATGGCCGCGCCATTCGCGATGGCCGTCCGGTCGTTCGCGAACTTCGACGATACGATGCGGCTGGCGCAGGCGGTGACCGGCTCGATCGGCGAAGCCTTCGAGTCGCTCACGCGCACCGCCCAGACGCTCGGCCGCACCACGTCCTTCACCGCGCAGCAGGTCGCCGGCGCGATGGTCGCCCTCGGCCGCATGGGTCTCGCCTCATCGGAGATCGAAGCCTCCATCGGCGCGGTGCTCAATCTCTCCCGCGCGACCGGCACCGACCTTTCGGAGTCGGCGGACATCGCCGCCAACTCCCTCCGCATCTTCGGACTCTCCGCCGACCGGATGGCGTCCGTTTCCGACGTCCTCACGGCCGCTGCGAACGGCTCGGCGCAGACCTTGACCGACCTCTTCGACGCCATGAAGATGGCGGGGCCGCAGGCCAAGGCCGCGGGCGAGGACATCACCGACACCGCGGCCGCCATCGGCGTCCTCGCGAACGTCGGCCTCAAGGGCTCGCTCGCCGGCACGGCGCTCAGGAAGTCGTTCTCGCAGTTCGCCAAGGTCAAGATCCAGGACAAGCTCGCCTCCGTGGGCGTCCGGGCGGTCGACGCCATCGGCAACCTCCGCAAGATGGCGGACATCGTCCGCGACCTCGCCGGCGCCATGAACGCGATGCCGACCGCGCAGCGCATCGCCTTCGCGGAGGAGATCTTCGACCTGCGCGGCTCGCTCGCCGGACTCTCCCTCACCGGGAATGTCGCCGACCTCGACAACTTCCTCGGGAAGCTCCGCGACGTCGACGGCGTCGCCGCCACCACGTCGCAGAAGATGGACGCGGGCCTCGGCGGCTCGTTCCGTCTTCTCAAGTCGGCCGTCGAGGGCGCAATGAACGCCGTCGGCGCCGCCGTCAGCGACACACTTCAACCTTTTACCGACCGGATCACATCGGTCATCAACGCGCTCACCAACTGGATCGAGCGCAACGCCGGCCTCGTCACCGCCTTCGCGGCGACGGTGGCCGGCGCCGCCGCGCTCGGGGCCGCCATCCTCGCGGTCGGACTCGCCTGCAAGGGCGTCGCCGCCGCGGCAGGACTCGCCAGAGGCGTCCTCGTGTCTTTCGGCGCCGTCCAGAGGGCGGTCGCCGGATCCGGACTCGCACGATCGCTCGCGGTGATCGCACACTCCTTCGCGGACTACCGCAACCAGGCGATCCCCGCGATGGTCGGCACGAGCCGGCTCCTCGCCGCCCTCAACCTCCCCATCGACCGCCGGGCGCTGCAGATTGCCTCGTCGTTCGTCCTCATGGGGAACGCCGAGGCGGCTGCCGCCGCCAAGGCGGTGGTTGCCACTCGCTTCCAGGCGGTGGCGGGCGCCCTGCGCTCCCTCTCCCTTTCCACGTTGGCCGCCACGGCCGCCACAAAGGCCCACACGGCCGCGAGCGCGGCCAGCGCGGCCGTCGCCCGGGCCCTCGCCGCCGCGCGCGGCCTGGCGGCCTCCGTAACCGCCGCGTTGAGCCTCGCCAACGCCAAGGCCGCCGCGACCGCCGCGGCATCGACCGCCGCCAACGTCGCCCTCGGCCTTTCGGCCAAGGCCGTGGCCGCCGGCTACCTGCTCGCGCACACGGCCGCGTCCGCCTTCCTGGCGCTGCCGATCTCGGTCGTGTTCCTCGCCATCGCGGGTGCCGTCGCGTTCCTGGTACACGGACTTTCCAGGTCGAGCCGGTACACGGCGCAGCTCTCCACCGACATGGAGAAGCTCCGCGAGGCGGGCGACGAGCTGCGCTCCTCGGACCAACTCCGGATGCAGCGCCTCCAGCAGCTCGCCGGCAAGCAGTCGCTCACCAACGCCGAGATGGCCGAGGCCGAGCGCCTCGCCGCCGCCCTCAGGGGCCGCTACGGCGACCTCGGCATCTCCATCGACCGCGTCGCCGGCAAGCTCGACATGGCGGCCGACGCCCAGGGGCGCTTCAACGAAGCGCTCCGGAAGGCGACCCTCGCCCAGCTCGACGCCGAAATCGAGGAACACCGGAACAACGTCCGGGAACTCGAGAAGGAGAACGACTCCCTCGTGTCCTCCTGGTCCGGCGCGGCGTGGGACTACGTCACGTCGGGCTTCGACTCCGACGTCGTTTCGGACAAGGTCCAGAAGAACTACGACAGGATCTCCGTCGAGCGCAAGAAGCTCGAGGCCCTCCTCCTGCGCCGCAACGCGGCCGCCGGCGGGGACGCCGGGGCGCTCACCGGGAAGACCGAGAACGAGGCGCTGCAGGAAGCCATCCAGGCGGACTCGCAGGCCGCCCTCGCCACGCAGAGCGACGCCGAGCAGGCCGCCAAGCGCCTCGCCGAGATCGAGCGCAAGCTCCGCCGCGAGAACCAGACCTCGCTCGAGAACGAGATCGAGGACATCCGCGACCTGCGCGACGAATACAAAGGACTCATCGAGACGATGCTCGACTACGAGTATTCGCGAGCCGACGCCGACGAGGCGAAGATCGCGCAGCTCGAGGAGAAGCTCGCACGCGCGGACGAGGAGGCCGAAGCCCGTGTGGAGGCGGCCCGGTCGAAGCGGCAGCAGGAGCTCGCGAAGGAGGTCGCCGATCTGCAGGGCACCTTCGACGAGCAGGCCGGCGACATCGAGCGCCGCCGCGAGGAGCGCCGGCAGGACCGAGAAATCGACGAAACGCTCAAGACCGATCCTGGGAAGGCCGTCTCCATGATCGAGGACCTTCTCATCCACGCGCAGCAAGCGGCCGCCGCGAGCCGGGCCGACTTCGGCGCCGCGCTCGCCGACGCGCAGTCGGACGGCGAGATCTCCGACGAGGAGCGCGACCGGCTCCGCGGCCTGCAGAACGCCTTTGCCTCCGCCGAGAACCTCGTGGACAAGTATTCCGAGAAGCTTCGCGGCGCCCGCGAGGGAGCCGAGGAGGCGGACGGCAACTCCCGCGACCGGATCGCCGGCACCTTCTACGCGAAGGCGGCCGAGGCGATGGGCGGGCTCGACCTGCAGACGCGCACCGCCGCCGCGACCGAGAAGATCGCCGACAACACGAAGAAGACGAACGACCTCCTGCGCAAGGGCGCGGGAGGGCTCACATTCACCTAGACATGAAGATTGAACAAGGTTTCTGGGACTGGGACCGCGCCATCGACGACGACGGCGACCTGGTCGAGGCCGAGATCCCGTACTTCGTGTTCGGCGCGCCGGACGAAGACACGGCCCTCGTCCGGGTGAAGGCCGCCACCCCGGCCAAGCAGGACGACCTCGTCCTGCAGAAGGTCGAGCTCGTCGAACGCATCAACCTCGACACGCTCAAGGTCCGCGCCGTCTACGGGGAGGACCCGGAAAAGGGGAAGGAAGGCGAGGACGAGGACGACACGAACTTCACCTTCGACTCGAGCGGCGGCACGATGCACATGGACGTCTCGCTCGAAACCAAGGGGAAGTTCCCCGCGGACGCCCCCGACTTCAAGCGCGCCATCAACGTCGACAACGAGAGCAACGTCAACGGCTGCGAGATCGTCATGCCGACGTTCCAGTTCACCGAGACGCGGACGGTGAAGGCCGTCAAGGTCAACGCCTCCTACAAGCGGAAGGTCGCGGAACTCACCGGCACCGTGAACGCCGGCGCCTTCAAGGGCTTCGAGCCCGGCGAGGTGCTCTTCCTCGGAGCCACGGGCTCCAAGAAGGGCAAGAAGCGCAAGCACCCGTGGGAGATCACCTTCAAGTTCGCCGTGTCGCCGAACAAGGACGACCTCGTCGTGGGCGACATCACCGTCCCCCACAAGGACGGGTGGGACTACCTCTGGGTGAAGTACGAGGACGAGGTGTCCGAAGACAAGGCGAACCTCGTGAAGAAGCCCGTCGCCGTCTATGTCGAGAAGGTCTACGAAAGAAAGAATTTCAGCCTGCTGAAGGGATAGCCGCATGAACAAGGTCCGTCCCGGCGACCCGGTCGCCATCTCCGCCGCCACGTGGAACGACGTGCTCGACGCGGCCGCCCTCGCGAAGGGCTCCAGGCGCACGGGCGCCGGCATCCCCGACGGCCTCGAGCCCGGCATCGTCCGCGTGAAGAACGCGACCGACGAGGACCTCGACCGCTTCGCCGCCCTGAGCGTGGCGCACGGCATCGGCGTCGCCCCCGACAAGAACGTCCTCGCCTTCCAGAACGAGCCCGCCGTCCTCTTCGGGCGGGTCTGGTCCGGCGACGGCGCGTGGGTCGTGCTGCAGGAGCCCGTCCCCTCTGGCAAGATCGGAAGGGCGATGCTCTTCGGCGTCACGCCCGCGCAGGTGGACGTCGCCGACGACGAACACGAGTTCGCCGAGCCCGTCGTCGACAACGTCGCCGGCGCCATCCGCTCGGCCGCCTCCGGCACCGCCCGCATCCTCTGGAAGAAGGGCGGGACCGGGCTGCAGTGGTGCCTCCTCCACGTCGGCGCCGGCTCCGGTGCCGCCGCCGAGCCCTCGGTCTGCCCGGCCGTGGTCCAGAACCGGTCCGGCGGCGTCTACACGGTCGACCTCTACGCGAACGGGATCCTCTCGCCCCGGACCGGGCGCGGGCAGCTCGTACTGCCGGAGGTGTCCATGCTATCGGAGCTCGACACAGGAACCATCGTCCTCGCTCACCTCGTGGACGTCGGCACGGCCGACCACGACGTCGAGGGCGCCCCCGAAGGAGACTAGCCATGCCGTTCAAGATCGCCCCATCCAGTATCAACGGGCAGCCCGGATTTCTTTTCGACGAAAACGAGAGGCTGCGCTGCTTCTACGACGACGATCTCTACCGCTGGGTCATCGTCGACACCGAACACCCGACTCCCGTCGTCAAGATCGGGGACAGGATGCTGTCACTACAGCCCTACCTCTACAACGACGAGCCGGTCTGGTCGGGCTGGGGAACCTTGTTCAATAGCGTCGCGAATGGCTGGATTTACTATCCGGGAACCCTTTACGAACCGAAGGCGGAGAAGGACCTCGATGGGGAAACCTGGATCGGAGACGGCTGGTGGGCGGCCGGAAAGCCGAGCGGCCAATATCCGGAGATCGTCTGCGAGCCCAAGGGAACCTACCTCAACGAGGGCGAGGCGGAGACGCCCCCGACGCTCCTCTGGTGGTGGCCTCGATGGGAGTGGGAGAAGGCGGGCTCGAGCCGCGCCCCCTGGGGAACCTATGTCGCCAAGGACGGCGCCGAGGCGATCTGCGCGAGGCGCATCCTCGGCTCGCAGCAGTACCGGGACAACAAGCGCAAGTACTGGACGCTCGCCCAGGACAGGCTCTCGCTCTCCTGCACCGACGGCCGCATCATCCGCTACAACGACTCCGACAGGGTCTGGGTCCTCGGCGTGAGGGGCGTCGGCAAGTGGTGGGAGAGCGCAAGCGGCCCCGACCGCGAAAGCGGAATGAGGCTCGACCCGTGGAAGCACGACGCCGAGGCGGACGATGACGTCCCCGACCCGGACGCCGAACCCGTCGAGCTCTCGTTCGACCGGTTCGTCGCAAGCGAGGGGAAGGACCGGATCTACATGGCGGAGGTGGCCCTATGGCGCTAGAGTGGCCCGACTTCCAGCAGGCGACCATCACGGACGCAAAGACCTTCGATGCGCTCAAGCGCGCCGTAGCCGAGCGCTGCGCAGCCGCCGCGGCGGGGAGCGGACACTGCGGACACGTCGCCGACGGATGGTTCGACCCGACGCCCGACCTCGAACGAATCAGGGCGCTCCGCGACGCCATTCGGGGCCTCGCGCCGTTTTTCGTCCGACTCGAGGACGAACGCTACCGGCTCTTTTCCTGGTCCCGCTTCCCCATCGCCTACACGGGGGCCGATGTCATGCAGGGAGAACACTCGCTCGCGGTCCTCCCCGCCCCGGCGACGCCCGAGGCCGACTCGGCGAGGCTCGCGGACTACCGGACCTTCCTCGAGAACTGCGCGTGGTGGCTCAAGCAGTTCCGCTACGTCGACGTCGGAGGCCAGTCCTACTACACGCTGCGGAGCACCGCCAGGGGAAGCATCAACATCCGGGACATGGACTACTGGGGGCACGACGAATCGGGCGAAGAGCCCGAGGCCGCCATGGCCTCGCCGGAAACTAGGCGGGTCGACCAGCCGGCCACCGGATACATGATCCGCAACTACCACGCCGACAGCGACCGATGGGAGGACGACTTCTACGGCAGGAACACGGGGTGGAAATACGACATCGGGCACTACCAGTACCGGTCCGTCGAGGCCACGTCCTACTCGGGGCTCGTGGTCCGGAACTTCTCCGGCCTGCCCGGCTCCCTGATTCTCGTCCCGTGCTACACGCGCGCGTCGCGGGGAACGTATCCGGAGCGGCGGATCGAGACGGACTTCATCGAATCCGTCATGCCGACGAGCTGCTTCGACGACGACGGGGACCGAATGGCGGAAACGGTCCTCGACACCGAGACGCGCGAGGAGCGGCACGGAGACGCCTGGCTCGAGACGTACCGGTCCGTGTTCGGCGGACGCCAGTGGTTCGAGCCGCTCACCGAAACCTCGGCCGCCGTCCGGCACGAAGGGACGTGGTCGAAAACGAAAACCAACTGGTCGCTCGACGGCTCGCGCCGCCTCGACGAAACGGAGTCCGGAGAATCGACCGACTGGTACAACTACACCATCTGGGAACGGTCCACGACGTACATCGACGAATTCGACGGATTTGGCGAATGGACGCTCGGAGTACCCGTCGCCGGCGGCGTCGTTCCCGCGCACGACCGCCTGGTCGCGATTCCGGAGCGCACGGAAATCCCGTTCCCCGACGTCTGGAACCTCACGGGGTTCCGCAGGTGGCGGCTCGGCCTCCATCCCCGCGACAGGGACGACAGCGTCCACTACACGGCCTACCTCCGCATCGCCCCGATCCTCGACTTCAACCCATCCTACCTCTACCAAGGATAACCGACCCATGCAACGAATCGAAATGTACATCCGCGCCGGGAGCGTCAAAGGCGTCCTCGTGACCGCGCGCAACCAGCAGATCGCGACGCCGCCGGCCATCACGCGCGGCATGCACGCCGACCTCGCGGTGAGGCTCCTCGCCGAGAACGGCACCGCGCTCTCCGGCCTCGACAACTACGCGACCTGGGATTTCGCCATCGCGCACGACTGGGACACGGCGACCGCGCCGCAGATCCACGTCTCCGAGGGGATCGAGATCGCCGGCAACGAGGTCCGCATCCCGCTGCGGGAGACGGACACGGTGGAACTCAAGGAGGCGCTCGGCGTGCGCGAGAGCGCGATCTTCGGATGCGAGCTGGCCGGCTACGAGGCGGGCGGCACAGCCCCCGGGTTCCTCGTGCAGTTCGAGATCGTCATCCGCAACCGCCGGCACACGGCCGAGAGCTCCGAGCCGATCCCCGTGGAGGACGTGTCCTTCCAGGCCGCGCAGATCCGAGCGCTCTTCGCCGCGGCGCTCTCGGTGCAGCTCTCCGACGACAGGACGGCCTGGTACGACGTGCCGGACTCCGGCTCGCCGCCTTCGACGGCGCGGTGGTTCCGCGTGAGGAACGCCGCCGCCGGCCGCGACTGGTCGGAGGCGATCCCGCTCCTCGGGGGCGGAGGCGGCTCCGACTCGGCATTCGCCGCCTGGCGCTCGTCCGAATCCATCGCCGCCGGCGAGGGGGCCGTCGCCGACGGCCCGAACGCGACGGCGTTCGGCTTCAACGCGGTCGCCGCCGGGCCGGGCAGCATGACGGCCATCGGCACCGACACGAAGGCGAGCTGCAACTTCTCCACCGCCGTCGGCAACTACTGCACCGAGGCCGCCGGCGCCTACGCCGCGGCGTTCGGCTCCTGGGCGAAGGCCCTCGCCGACGGCTGCGTCCAGCTCGGCACCGGCCAGAACGAACACGCAAACACCCTCCAGTTCCGCGACTACCAGCTGCTCGACGCCGACGGGAAGATCCCCGCCGAGCGCCTGACGGGCTACCCCGCCATCGCCGGCCTCGACCCCGACGCCCTCGCCGACGCCGACCACACGAGCTTCGCGCAGGTCTGCGCCGCCGTCTCCGCCATCGTGAAAGCACTCAAGAACCAGTAAGCCATGAAGACGTTTCTCAAGCACATCCTTCCGTTCCTCGTCGGCGCCGCCGTCGGCGTCGCGCCGTTCGCCCTCGCGCAGGACTACATCCGGTTCGCCGACATGACCGGCTCGTCCCTCGTTCCGACCACGAACAAGATCGAGCGGATGAACGCGCACATCGAGGAGGTCGCCGGCGAGGTCATCGCGGGCCTGCCCGACCCGTTCGAGGTGGACGGCACGGTGAACCTCGGACGCACCCGCGAGAACGCGGTGACCGGCAACGCCGCCTTCGGCTCGGGCGGCCGCGTCTCCGCGACCGGTCCCCAGGCCCACGCCGAGGGCTGGGGAACGACCGCCTCCGGCGGCCGCGCCCACGCCGAGGGCCAGAACACGAAGGCCGCCCAGGACGACTCCCACGCCGAAGGGCACGGCTCCGAAACCTACCAGCCGACCGACTACAGCGCCGGCGCGCACGCCGAGGGCTACGAAACCCGCGCGGGCGGCTACGGCGCGCACGCCGAGGGCTACGGCTCCGAGGCGGAATCCACCGGCGGCCACGCCGAGGGATGGTACTCCTCGGCGACCGGCAAGGGCGCGCACGGCGGCGGCCTCTACGGGATGGCGGACGGCACGGCAGCGTTCGCGCAGGGCATCATGGTCTGCGCGACCAACGACGCCTCCGTCGCGCTCGGCGCCTACTCCTGGGCGGACGCCGACCACTCGTTCGTGTGGAACGGCGACAAGAAGCCGGGCTCGCCCTGGCCGCGTCCGGAGCGGATCGACGGCGGCCACGGCATCCTGCAGGACGGGAACAACGGGCGCTTCTTCTTCCGCGGCCACGGCCCCGGGTCGTTCAACGTGAATCCCGTGGGCGGGCTCCGCGGCTTCTGGATCGGAGGCACGAACCTCCACCAGCACCTCTCGTTCTGGAGCACGAACGCCTACGAGCGAATGGCCCTCTGGCAGACCAACATGGTCAAGCGGTTCGAGTTCTGGCGGACGAACATGATCTGGACCATCGCGGTCTCGAACACGAATCTCTACGACCGCGTCACGAACCGCTACGCGCGCTGCGTCTTCTGGATGCCGGACCGCACGGGATTCTGGACGGCGCTCCATCTCGGCATCCTCGACGGCGGCATCACCGGTCCGTACAGCTTCCTCTGCGGGTGGCACGTCTCGGCTCCCGGCCGCCACTCCCACGCGCAGGGTGACCGGACCGAGGCCGGCGGCGACTACTCGCACGCCGAGGGGTCGCGGACGACCGCGACCGGAGAGGCGTCCCACGCCGAAGGGATGAACACCCTGGCGCTCGGCTACGCGGCGCTCGCGCAGGGCGCGAACACCAAGGCGACGGGAGATGCGTCGCACGCCGAGGGACAGGGGGCCACGGCATCCGGCCACGATTCACATGCCGAGGGCGAGGACACGCATTCGTCCGGGGCCTCGTCCCACGCCGAAGGGTCGAACACCACCTCGAGCGGCGGGGGCTCCCACGCGGAAGGCGCCTCGACCGCGGCGAGCGGCGAAGGCTCCCACGCCGAGGGACGCGCCACCATCGCCTCTGGCTCCCACTCGCACGCGCAGGGCGTGCAGACGGTCGCGAGCGGCGCCGGCTCGATCACGAGCGGCTTCCTCACCACCGCGAGCGGCATCGGCTCCTGGGCCGGGGGCCACAGCACCTCCACCTCCGGCTCTGGCTCCGGAACGACGACCACGAACAACCACGACTATGCCTACGTCTGGCAGGGCTACTCGGGCTCGGGCGAGATCGAGGTCTACCGCTCGCACGGCAACGGCACCTACAACGTGAAGCCCGTCGGCGGACTCGCCGGCTTCTATGTCGGCGAGACGAGCCTCGCGACGACCCTTGGCGGCTACGTCCCGTGGACCAAGGACAAGGACGGATGGAACAGCGCCGTGACGATCGGACATCGGATGCCCGAAATGGAGGTCGGCGTCGACAGCCTCGCGCAGGGCGTCCGCGTCTGGGCCACGGGGACGGGCTCGTTCGCGTCGGGGAGCTATTCGTCGGCGACGGGCTACGCCGCCCATGCGGAGGGGGACACGACCTCCGCCAAGGGGCGGGCCGCCCACTCGGAGGGCTCCTACACGTCGGCCAACGGGAACTTTTCGCACGCGGCCGGCGAACGCGCGGTCGTCAATTCCGCGGACCATCGGGCGTTCGCGTGGCAGGGCGCCGCCACGACCACCAACGAGTTCTACCGCTCGCACGGCCCCGGCACGTTCAACCTGAATCCGGAGGGCGGCGCAGACGGCGTGTTCATCGGCGAGGAATCGCTGCGAGCGCTCGTCCGCCGGCTCGTCGCCGAAGAGCTCGCGGCGCAGGGGGACTAGCCATGCAGACCGACTGCTACGGATTCCCGGCCACGAGCGAGTTCTACCGGAAGAAGGCGCTCGAACCCTTCAAGGTCAAGACCGACGGCGTGTTCGTCTACGCCTGCTTCCAGGAGAAGTCTCCCACCGCCATTCACCGCCTCGAGAACAAGGGCGACGGCGAATGGGAGCAGACCTGGGCTTGGGGCGACTGGAACGACGCCGCCTCGCTCGACTACATCCCCATCAACGAAACGAGGGACATCTAGATGCAACTCACATACTCTCTCAACGGCGGCTCCGGCGGAGGCGGCGGTGGTGACGGCACCGACGCCGTCGCGCGCCGCCAGATCGCCGACCTCAAGGCCGCCTTCGAGGCGCACGAGGAAGACAAGGACAATCCCCACGAGGTCACGGCCGAGCAGGCCGGCGCCGCCTCCGGCTTCGTGAAGGAGGCCGACCTTGTCGAGCGCCTCGCCGCCTATGCCAAGGAGTCGGACCTTCGCGACGTGCAGCTCGCGCTCGCGAACCACAAGGCCGACTTCACGAACCCGCACCGGGTCACCGCCGAGCAGACCGGCGGCGGGGGCGGCGGGGGCGGCGACGTGTCGAGGCAGGAGTTCGACGCGCTCAAGGCGCAGGTCGAATCCCACGCCGGCAACACGAACAACCCCCACGCCGTCACCGCCGAGCAGGCCGGCTTCGCCGACTGCGGCTTCTCCGCGTGGAAGGCCGGGCGCAACATCGCCCTCGGCGCCGGCGCGAGCGCGGAGGGCGGCGGGCAGACCACCGCCCTCGGCGCGAACACGCAGGCCATCGGCACCTTCGCCACCGCCGTCGGCAACAACGGCACCACCGCCTCCGGCGGCTACTCCACCGCCGTCGGCTCCTTCGCGAAGGCGACCGCCACGAACGCCGTGCAGCTCGGCGCCGGCGAGAACGAGACCGAGGGGTCGCTCCAGTTCCGGGACTACACGCTCCTCACCGGAGACGGTGTCGTTCCCGCCGAGCGCCTCCCGGACGCCGTCGCGCGCAAGGCCGACGTGAAGAGCATCCGCACCGCCCTCGCCGCCGCGCTCGCCGGAGTCACGACCGACATGCCGGCGTCGTGGGAGGAGACCGCCCGCCGCCTCGTCGACCTCCTCGAGGCGCTCAAAGCCCAATTCGGAACCGCATGACCATCACCCCTGAAACCATAGCCGAACTTCGCGCGGAGGCCGAGCGCTACGGACTCGACAATCGTTGGATCGCCGACAAGTACACCGACGAGGAACTCGCCAAGATCTACAACGGGCTCGGCCCCGACTCGTTCCCGCGGTGGCTCCGCGCGGTCCTCACCGACCTCAACCCGCTGCTCCGGCCGGTCGCGTACATCCACGACATCGAGTGGCACGAGGCAGACGGATCGAGGGAGGCGTTCGACGCCTCCAACAAGCGGTGGAAAAGAAACGGCTACCGCGTCGCCCAGGTCGAATTCCGCGCGTGGGACCCGAGAAGGTATCTGCTCATGAATCGCGTCCGCCGGTTCGGAAACTACTGTCAAGCATTCGGTTGGAGCGCGTGGAAAACTCCATCGAAGGAAGTCCAGGCATGAGAACCGTCCGTCTCGTCATCCGCGTCTGCTCGGCGCTCGTCCTCGCACTCGTCATCTCGTCCCTCGTCCTCGCCGCCTCCGGCTGCACGGTGCCGTTCGTCGAGCGCCCCTCGGCCGAGGTCGCTCTCGTCCCCGTCGCGTAGAGAAAGCCCGCGTCTGTCATCATCGGCAGACGCGGGCTTTCCATTTCCGGTCGGAGGGGCGGGGCGCAGGGGCGCTCCGCCCCCGATTTTTCTCGAATTCGAAAAACTTTTTTTGCGGGCCGTCCGCGGAATTCGTGGAATCGCCCGATAAACAGCGGGTATTGTGGCAATAATAAATTATTGAAATTTCATCATTTATGACTTGCTATTAGTCGGGGGTAGAGCGAGTATGAGCCCCGTCAACAACAACATGGGCCGACAACCCGCAACCCCCAAGGAGAATAGAATGAACAAGAAATCGACCGCCAGGAACGGCGCGACAACCAATGCCGACAAGAACCAACACGCACCCCGCCCCTCCCGCGGAGCCGACTGGGGGATGATCGCCGACGAATGGGTACAGAGCGCGGATCGCAGGAAGGGATTGTCCGATGCGGCGCGAATCGCCTACGCCTGCGTGGGCAGGAACCCGTTCTTTAAGTTGACGCAGTTTGGCTTCGACACGGAGGCCATCAAACTCGGACTCCGTTCCGACGTCAGGCCAGAAGCCGCGTATCTGGGATGCGAACCGGTAGACCTCTCTCGCCTGAAAAGGCTTGTCGCCCAGTACAAGAACGTCGTGGAGATGTATGAGGCGGCAGGGCGGTATGCGGATTTCCTCAGCCATTGTCCCGCGGACACACATCCCAAGGACGAGAACATCGTCCAGGTTTGCTGGGAGTTGGAAAGCTTTCGAAACCGACTGTCCAGGGAGATATCAAAGGCCGCCATCAACTGCACGTTCGAGTGAGACCGCAACAAGGAGCACGAACAATGGACAGGACCATGTCCAAAAGAAGAATCGCGGCGCTCATTCGCCATAGTCCGTGGATCGACATGAGCGACGAACTCGTTCCGCCGACCAGACCCCTCTCCGAACTGACCGACGCGGTGAAGCGCTACCGCGAGGCGGTCGAGCGAATCCAGAAGGCGAAGGTGGAACACGCCGAGACCATCCTCCGGCTCGGCGACGCGACTCGTGCGGGCCATGCCCCCGCCGACAGGGACGCGCGGATTAAGGCCGCGACCGACAAGGTCGAGAGGTGCTTCAGCTCAGCCTTCGAGATTCAGGACGAGATCACTCGCATCGCCATCCACTGCACCTTCCGCTGACGCGCGTCGGGAAGCGGCGGGCCGAGGGGCGGGGCGCAGGGGCGCTCCGCCCCCGTTTTCTCGAATCCGAAAAACTTTTTTTGCGGGCCGTCCGCGGGATTCGTCGAATCGCCCGATGAACAGCGGGTATTGTGGCAATAATAAATTATTGAAATTTCATCATTTATGACTTGCTATTAGTCGGGGGTAGAGCGAGTATGAGCCCCGTCAACAACCACATGGGCGAAAGCCCGCAACCACAAGGAGAACCCCAATGACCCGCACCCCCAACGAAACCCTCCAGCGCCTCGGCGCCCTGACCTTCGGAACCGAACTCGAGTACAACCGCATCGGCCGCCGCCAGGCCGCCGAGGCCATCCAGAGCGTGGTCGGCGGCCGCGTCGAGTACGCCGGCCACAGCATCGGCTACGACGCCTGGACCTGCGTCGCGCCCGACGGCCGGGTCTGGAAGGCGGTCCGCGACGGCAGCCTCAGCGGCGAGCACGCCGAGGTGGTCACCCCGATCCTCAAGCTCGCCGACATGGAGACCCTGCAGAAGGTGGTCCGCGCCCTCCGCCGCGCGGGCGCGAAGGCGACGCGCGAGGGCGGGATGCACGTGCACGTCGGCGCGCGCCACATGAACGCCACGCAACTCGGCAACCTCGTGAAACTCTTCTACCGGCAGGAGGAGCTCATCGTCAAGGCGACGCGGACGCTCCCCGCGCGGCTCGGATGGTACACGCGCCCGACCGACCGCGACTTCCTCCGCGAGATCGAGCGCCGCCACCCCAAGACGATGGACCGGCTCAACGAAATCTGGTTCGGCCGCCGCAACCTCCACCCCGACCACTACGACAGCCACCGCTACCGCACCCTCAACCTCAACAACCTCTGGGGCAGCAAGGGCACGGTCGAGTTCCGGCTCTTCAACGCGACCACCCACGCGGGCGAGGTGCGGACGAACGTCCTCCTCGCCCTCGCCCTGGTCGACAAGGCCATGACCGCGAAGGCCGCGAGCGCGAAGCGGCAGCGCCCCTACGACGAGCGCACCGCCAAGTACGACCTGCGGACCTTCCTCCTGCGGATCGGGTTCATCGGCGACTTCTTCAAGAACCCCCGCGAGCACCTCCTTGGCCACCTCGGCGGGAGCGCCGCGTGGAAGGGCGAGCGCCGCGACACGGCCCGCGCGGGGGCCTAGGGAGGCGGGGCCGCGGCCGGCCCCCGCAAGGGGGCGGCCAAGGCCCGCGGAGCGCGACACAGCGAAAGGAAAGGGCAAATGAAGAAGGTCACCCACTACTTCGCCTACGGCAGCAACATGCACCGGCTCCGCGCCGGGCTTCGGATTCCGGGCGCGCTCGACATCGGACGCGCCGAGCTGCCGGATTGGAAGGTCGTCGAACGGCTCTACGCCGACGCGGTCCCCGCCACGGGCAAGACCGTGGAGGGCGTCCTCTACCGCATCGGCGAAGAAGAACTCGCCGCCCTCGACCGCTACGAAGGCTACCCCGCGGTCTACGACCGCAAGGTGGTCACGACGATTTGGCGCGGCCGCCCGGTTCGGGCGTGGGTCTACGTGATGACGGAGGTCGCCGTCCGCAACCGCACGGGGCTGCGCTACCCGGAATGGTATCGAATCCTCTGCCGCGACGGGGCCAAGGCCCACGGGCTCGCCCACAACGCGTTCCTGCGGCCCCGGCCGGCCGTGGCGGGGAACGCGCCGCGGCAGCCCCTCCTGCCCGGCCTGGAGGCCGACGGCGCCTCCTACGGGCGTCCCTGGCCGAACCCCCGCGTCGCGTGGCCGGCGCCGGACTCGCGCGCCCAGGTCTACAGCCTCTTCGTCGACGCCGAGATGCCGGACAACGCCGTCGTCGGTTCGGTCCTCGCGACCGGCCGCTTCGCGCAGCCGGCGACCCTCGACGGCCGCCCCGGCAGGGTCATGATCCTTTCGGACTGGGCGTTCCAGGCCCTCGACGTCCTGCTTTCGGTCCGGGCAAACCGCTACCGCGCCCCGGTCCGCGTGAAAACGAAAACCACAGACAGACTTCCCGCGTGGCGCTACGCCAGGCGGTAACCCAAGAAGGAGAACACGAACCATGAAGAAGAAGAACGAACCCATCCGCGTCGCCGTCTACGGCACGCTCCTCACCGGCGAAGGCAACTACCACGTCGGCGCCGACGCCCTCGACCGCAGGCCCTGCCGCATGAGCGGCATCCTCTACGACCCGAACGGAGGCTGGTATCCGGCCTTCGTTCCGGACGGCACCGAGGCGTTCAACGTCGCCGGCGAGCTGCTGACCGTGAGCGAGGAGACCTTCGCGCGGCTCGACCGCCTCGAGGGCTTTCCGAACCTCTACGGACGCGAGCGCATCCCGGTCCTCCTCGAGGACGGAACGCGCGTCGAGGCGTGGGTCTACGTGATGCGCCGCCTCCCCGAGCGCTCGGTCGTGATCGAGGGCGGCGACTGGCGCGCCTACCGCCGGCGCTTCCGGTGATTCCGGCGGGGCCGCGTCCGCCTCCTGGGTGCGACGTGGTTGTTGACGCAGGTCACCGCGGACGCGGCCCCGCTTCTTTTTCCGGTGCTCAAATCAACGCCGAAGTCAAGCGAATAGTCGCCCATGAAAAATGATTTTTCAGAGCGCGACAATTCGCTGGACTATTCCCCCAAGGTATGGATGTATGTGCGCCGTACGCAACCACAAGGGCGCGAGCCCGCAACCCAAGGAGAGAACCGATGACCCCCACCACGAAGATGAAGACCCCCGCCGAAATCGCCGAACTCTACGCGGCGGCCGCAATCGCCGCCCAGAACGCCGGCGTCGCGAACCGCGGCTTCAGCGAAGCGCTCGCCCGCGCCTTCGAGACCCACGCAGAGAAGGATGTCGCCGAGGTCGACCGCCGGCAGGCCGAGAAGGACGAGAAGCACCGCGCCTTCATGGACGCGATGCAGGCGCTCCGCGACGCCATCGCGGAATTCGATTTCACGGCGAGCGCCTACGCCAACGCCTGACCGACCACAACCCGCAAGGAGAACGACCCATGAACGAAAAGAACGACATCCCCCCGAGGCCCACCGGACCGAAGACGAGCATCCGCGTGAAGCTCGTCGGCGAGGACGGAAACGCCTTCGCGATCCTCGCGCGCGTCCGCTCGGCCCTGCGCCGCGGCGGCCGCGCCGACCTCGTCGAGCCCTTCACGAAGGAGGCGACGAGCGGCAACTACACCCACCTCCTTGCCACGGTGATGGAATACGTCGAGGTGGATTGAACACCACCGAAGCACAAGGAGACAACGAACCATGACCATCGAAGAGATCCTCGCAGGGCTCGCCCGCGAATGCCGGACCGCCCTGCGCCTCGCCAAGCGCTGCGCCGAACTCGACCGGCAGCACGACGACGCCTTCGACGACGAACGGACGCCGGAGACCTCGCGCCGCATCGACGGCATCGAGGAGGCCCTGCTCGACACCCACCGCGAATACCGCGACGCACTCCTGCGCGCCCACGGCCTGATGTCCGCCTTCGACGCCCGGCTCCGCGCCCTCGCCATCGACGAGGAGGGCGAGGCCTGAAATCCGCCCCCGGAAAAAAGTTTCCGGAGGCGCGATTATTCACTGGACTATTCCCCCAGGGTATGGATGTATGTGCGGCGTACGCAACCACCACCACCAGGAGAACCCCATGACCAACGAAACCGAAATCGAACCCCTCCACCTCGAGAGCCCCGATCCTCAAGGCGGTCCTCAAGGAATCCAACTAAAAAAGAATAGCGAGATGGCCAGGAACGAACTCAGGAAGACAATCGAGGCCGCTCTCCCGAAAGGGTGGCGGCTCGATACCCTTTCCATGCGGAGGCAGATGTTTATTGCGACCTGCCCGGTCGAGGATCGGTTCGACGTCCCCGTCGAGACCTTCCTCGGCAAGACACGAGAAATCGAGAAGGCGACGAACGCCGCCTACGACGGCGGCGGCGGAACGGTCGGCGGCGACGCCTACGAATGCTTCTTTTACTTCAACGACTGAAACAATCCCCCCTCTCGGAAAGGAAAACAAATGAAGCTCGACAAGAAAGAACTCGACCTGCTTGAGAAGGCCGTCATCGCCTGGAAGCTTTGCCGCCGCTCTGTTGCGGAGGCGGAGAAGTATCGTCGACTTGTCGCCGATCCGATCCATGCGAAATGGAACGACGCAGGATACCCGGAGAAGGGCGCTCTCCACGACGAGATGCGGCGGTGCGAAGAAGTGTTCGACAGGATGATGGACCGCATGCGAAAGTATGGATGGAGGTATGATTCCAGCATGAGACGGATCGCCAAGAGCCTCGCCCCACAGGTCGCGGAAGGAAATCTCAAGCCCGTCAAGGGAGAGCGTGTCCGTCGAACTCGGAAAGCAAATGCCCGGTGAACGTCTCAAAGCACACAACCCCGACTGCGATTGCGGCGCCTCGCTGCTCGCCGAAGAGACCGCCGGAAAGATCCGCGGAATCCTCGCCGAATACGCCGCGGTGTGGCAGCGGCTTCTCGCCGTCCACAGGGCGGAGGAAGCGACGCCGAAGAATTGACTGGATAAACGGGGGCGGTTACGCAATATACCGACTCGTCAACGACCACATGGGCGCGAGCCCGCAACCACAGGAGAAACCACGATGACCACCAAGAACGCCGACACCCTCAAGCGCGAGCGGGAAGCGCTCCGCGACGCGACCGCCAGGAAGATCCAAGCCCTCGTCCCGGGATTCGACATCGACCTCTTCCGAGACCAGCTCGTCGTCCACGCGATTCCCGGCACGGGATGCCGGAGCATCGACGTGCGGTTCGGAAGCGTTGACCTCGACCGCCCCGGCGAGTTCGGCGTCCGGATCAACGTTCCCGCGACCGGCTCGTTCGATCCGACCGACCGCGCCGACGGCACGACCCGGATGTGCCTGGCCCTTGCGGCGGTGATGGACAACGCCGCCGCCCTCGAGGGGACGCTCCGCGAATACGACGAGGCGGCGAAGCGGCTCGCGGCGGACGGCGAACGGGGCGCGACGCTGCACGTCCCGCGCGGCCGCAACGACTTCGGATGGAGCATCGGCACGGCCGAGGCCGGCGGCAAGACCTACCGGGTGCAGGTCAAGTGGTTCGACGAGCCCTCGAGGTTCGGCATCCGCAAAGGCCGCGTGAGCAAGCTCTTCGTTGCCGGCGCCGGCGAAGGCACGGTGGCGGACTATAACCGCGGATGGGACGTCCGCCCGCGCAACGCCGCGGCCAAAGCGATCCTCAAGGCGGTCCTCGAGGAATTCAACTAGAAAGGACAACGACATGGACAGCGAATTCAGGAAACACGTCGAACGCGTCTTGCCGAAGGGATGGAAAATCAAGAGCGATCCACCACGGGAGCGGGACGGCGAAAGCCAGCCCTCGGAAGGATTCTCTCAAAACGCGCAAGACGGACGATCCGATTCGGGCATAACGGGTATCCTCGACTTTCGTGGAAACAGACTAATCCCACCGTGGGGCGGCACGACCGTCTACCTCATATTCACGCCGGACACCCCGAGCCCGTATCTTGAACCTGATCTCGCAACGGCTTGTCGCCTTGCGATAAAACATAAAGGAGCCTCGATAATTCCGTTCCGTTTCGACACCGTGAACATACAAGGATCGAAGACATTATATGTTCTGCGTTGGACAATCCAAGAGATTCAAACGGCAATCCGGCATATTTGGTGGATGATCACGCGCTCATGATGCTCACATGATCCATGATGACATTCATTGATGACGCCGAAAGGGAGAACTGCCAATGAACCTAAACGAAGAAGAGCTCAAGCTCCTAGAGGCGGCCGTTGCCGCATGGAAGCTCAACCGCCGCTCGGCCGCCGAGGAGGAGGAAATCTGCTCGCGTCTCGTCGCCCCCGCCTACCGGGCGTGGTGCGACGCGGGACATCCGCCGCGGGGACCGATGAAGGACACCCTTAGGAAGTATGAGTCCAAGGCGGCACGAATCCGCTTCCGGTCCCACGAGTTCTGGTTCCATTACGCCGAGAGCATGAATCGGCTTCTCGCCCTCCTTTCGCCGCGCGTGTCCGAGGGTGATCTGCCGCCCGTGAGTGACGCGCCCCTTCGGAAGCCCGACGCCAACAGCCGCGAGCGGGATGCGGGCGGCAACATCCTGCCGCCGGCGTGGCGCGTGGGCGAATGCGGAGAGGGGGAGTCCAAATGAGGAACGACTCCCTCTGCACACGTGATTTTTTTGAACAACCCAGACCGAAAGGACTCCAGCCATGAACGAAACCGACAAGAACACCATAACCGAGGCCGCCAGGACGATGGCGGCGCTGCTCGACCTCGTGCAGGGTTTCGCCTGCGAGGCCGGCGTCGAGGCGCTCGAGCGCTACGCCCACGACCCCATCGGGCTGATGGACCGCGCGACCGCCGCCCTCGGCAACCTCAAGGACCTGGCCGGCGAGAAGCGCGAGGACGAGAAGAAATGAGCGCGGCCACGTTGTGCGGCAGACGCAATCTTGAGGACGAGGTTGGGATTCACCAGGAGGGCGACGAGATGAGCGAAAGGGCTAACGGGAGGTCCCAAGATGACGGCGATTCGCAGACGTCGCCGAAGAACGAACAACAACAGTGCAGCGAGCAGCTCGGGGGCCGAGAGCTCGGCCTGCCGATTCCCGAGCAGGCGGCCCTCCATCCACGTCGTATTCTAAAGACCTCCCTGAAAGAAAGAGAGGGGGCGAGGCGCCGCAGAGCCAGGATTCGTTGTGCCAAGCTTGGGATCCCGATCCCCGAATGGGCCGCGCTCCGCATTTCGCGTGGGAATACCACGCAAGAAAAGAGGGAGTCGTCCAGACGTCAATATGAAAGGCTGCGCTGTGCCAAGCTTGGGATCCCTATCCCCGAATGGGCCGCGCTCCGCATTTCGCGTGGGAATACCACGCAAAAAGAGAGGGAGGCGTCCAGACGTCGATATGAAAGGATCCGTTGTGCCAAGCTTGGAATTCCGATCCCCGAATGGGCGGCCCTTATTCGATCCCCCATTCCAAAGACCCCCTTGAGAGATAGAGAGGCAGGCAGGCGCCGCAGAGCCAGACTGCGTTGTGCTAGGCTTGGGATTCCAATCCCCGAATGGGCTGCGCGCAGGAAGCGCGAGAACGGAACCGGCATCCAGACGCGGAGAGAAATTCAACGACGCCGACGCGAAAGAAAGCGTTGCCAGAAGCTCGGGATTCCAATCCCCGAATGGGCTGCGCTCAGGAAACGCGAGGACGGAACCGACATCCAGACACGGAGAGAAATCCAACGACGCCGACGCGAAAGAAAGCGTTGCCAGAAGCTCGGGATTCCAATCCCCGAATGGGCTGCGCTCAGGAAAACAATGAGGAAGACCTCGCCCGCCCAACGTAAAGCCGTCCGTCGATACTGGATCAGGAAGACATGCATCGCACTTGGTATTCCAATCCCCGGATGGGCGAAGCTCAGGAAAAATGATCCGTTGATCACCACCAAGGTGCAGAGAGAGGCCGCACGGCGACAACGCGAAAGGAGACGATGCCTGAAGCATGGGCTTCCGATTCCCGAATGGGCGGCAGTTCAACGGCGAGTGGAAACGCCAAAGCAA